GTGCAGAGGGATTAATTCTTACAGGACAAGGTAGTACTAGTGATTTAACTATTAAAAACGATGCCGATGCGGCTGTTATAACGATTGCTACAGGCACAACCAATGTAGATATTGTCGGAGATGTAACCGCTTCTACCGTAAACGCAGACGGAGATACGGCTGCCAGTGATAACGCAGCGATGGGATACACTTCGGCTGAAGGTTTAATCCTTACAGGACAAGGCTCTACTAATGATGTAACTATTAAGAATGATGCCGATGCCGATGTCCTAACGATTGCGACAGGCGGAACGGCTGTTGATGTTGTTGGTGATTTAACTGCTGGAACGGTAAATGCCGATGGCGATACGGCTGCTGGCGATAATGCCACAATGGGTTATACCAGTGCCGAAGGACTAATTCTTACGGGACAGGGTTCTACTAATGATGTCACGATTAAAAATGACGCAGATGGAGATGTTATTACTATTCCGACAGGAGCGACAGGGGTAACTTTTGCGGGAGCCGTTAGCTTCCCAGATGGTTCTGCTGGCTCTCCTTCAATTACGAACACAGGGGATACCAACACAGGGTTGCTCTTTAGTGCAGCCGATACGTTGTCCTTCACCGCAGGGGGAACAGCCCAATTCACGATGGCAGATGGGCTAATTGCTCCTGTTACTAACAATGATATTGACTTGGGTACAGATGCTTTAGAATTTAAAAACGCTTGGTTTGACGGCACTGTAGAAACAGATAATTTAACAATCGGTGGTGCACAAGGTAGTGATGGACAAGTCTTAACTTCTACAGGAAGTGGTGTAGGTTGGGAAGATGCTTCTGGTGGTGGTATAGATGGTCTAACAGGCTTGGTGGAAAACAGTTCTATCTGGTTAGGTAATGATCCTTCTAGCACAACCAGTACAGCCACAGGAAATATTGCTTTAGGTACGACAGCTTTAGATGCTATTACAACTGGCGATTATAATTCCGCTTTGGGACTCGATGCAGGTACGGCAATAACAACGGGTTCTAACAATATAGCTTTGGGTCGAAAAGCACTTTACACCATTACAACAGGCACAGAAAGTGTGGCTATTGGATCAGAAGCATTACAGAACGCTACTGGTTCTAAAAACACGGCAGTAGGTTACGCATCAGGGAACGCAGTTTCAACTGGACAGTACAATACATTTGTAGGAAATGCTTCTGCTGTAGCAGTAACTACTGCGAGCAATAATGTAGCTGTGGGTTATCATGCTATGGTAACAGCAACAACAGCCGATTCAATGGTTGCTGTCGGAGTAAATGCTGGTTATTCTATGACTACTGCTACGAGTAATACTTTCGTAGGCTACAATGCTGGATATTCTGTAACAACAGGTGGTCGTAGTGTTAGTATTGGCTACGAGGCAGGGAAGGGACAAACTACTTCAAGTGATAATGTTCTTATCGGTTTTCAATGTGCAGAAAATCTTACTACGGCTGCTTCAACTGTTGCTGTTGGTAGATCGGCACTTCACGCAGTATCAACTGGTGGGAACAACACGGCTGTTGGTTATTACGCATCAAGTACCCAAACTACAGGGACTAACAACGTGTCTGTGGGACATAGTGCAAAAACTGGAACAACAGCTAGTTATAATACTTCTGTTGGTTATTTAGCAGGTGGAGCATTAACGACTGGTGAAGGTAATGTTTTTCTGGGTTATATTACAGGAGAGGACTGCACAACTGGTAATTATAATGTTGGCATTGGCTATGGAGCAGGGAAAGATTATTTAGATACTACCAACTGTGTTTCTATCGGAGGTGCATGTGGGGATGCAAACTATACAGGCGATAATAATATTGCCATAGGGCAGAGTGCTTTAGGTGCTTTAACGACAGAAGATGATAATATTGCGATTGGGTTTCAGTCATTACAAGGTAATAATTCTCAAGGAAATACTTGTGTTGGTTTTAGAACAGGACAAGGTGTTACCTCTGGTGATTTTAATTTAATACTAGGTTATGACGCAGGACAGACTGGTTCTCCAGGTGGTAATGTAACAACAGGGAGTAATCAGGTATGTCTAGGGGATGAAAATATAGCTAATGCCCATATTCAGGTTGATTGGACTATTGCTTCAGATAAGCGAGATAAAACTGATGTAAGTCCTATGAATTTAGGATTAGAATTTATTAACCAATTAGAACCAGTTACTTATCGTTGGGATAAACGTAGTAAATATAATAAGAAAGATCAAAGTGTTGTCCCTGATGGAACACACAAAGAAGAACAACTGGAAGGTGGTTTCTTAGCACAGGATGTAGAAGCCATAGAAGAACAGTATGGTCATAAATTATCTGATAAGACTAATTTAACTTTTCATGCAAGCGAAGATGAAAAGATGTATGGAATAAAATATAGTAAATTTGTTCCTATGTTAGTAAAAGCAGTTCAAGAACTTTCGGCAGAAGTCGAAGAATTAAAAAAGGAAAAAAATAATGGCAGTAACTAAAACATTAACTGGAGCCATCCCTTATGTTAAAAGCAATAAGGTGGAGAAGTGGGATTTAGTTATGAAATATAATCAGGGAAACAAAAGTGCAAATCCACCGACTTATTATGAGTCAAGTTTTACTGCTTCGATTCCTGCGGTAGAAAGAGATGGGACAGTGAATTTTACCCCCAAGGCGGAGTCAAGTTGGACTTTAGCAGAGTTAAAGGCTTTGTGTCCTACAGCAGAATGGGACCCGATATTTGCGAGACAGTACGATACTGTAATTACCAATCCCCCTAATAAGCCACTTCCCGATAATGATTACGTTATTCCGAGTTAGACATGGAGGGAGCAGAGTCTCAATTTGAAGCCGACATTTATTCGATGCCAGCTGTCTTTATGTTAAAGGCAAAAATACCTGATGACTTAGTAGACAATCTGAATGATTATCTGGATGAATTGCGGAAGGATAAGAAAAGGGAATCATTGGCAAGTACACTGGTAGGACAAATTCATCAAGGGGAACAGTTAAATATACCCTTTACCGAAGATGAACGGATAACCCCTTACGCAAGGTATTTAACCAATATGGGTGCTACCTATATTAATCATTTTAGCCAAGCAACGGGAGTGCAATATAAAAAACAAAAGCACGTTGCGGTAGATGAACTCTGGTCGGTGCATAGTTTTGAAGGGGATTACAACCCTATTCACGATCACGGCACTAAGACTATGATGGGAATTTCCACGACTACTTGGACTAAAGTACCCCAACAGATATTGGATTTACCGACATCAGGAACACCTGAATACAGTTTATATAATGATTCAGGTAATTGTGATGGTTGTTTAGCATTTAATTACGGCAGAAATTCTTTAACAGACCCTGACCGATTATTTCCACCACAAAGTTGCGTGGTTAAGCCAGAAATAGGGGTACAGTATATGTTTCCTTCAGGCTTACAGCACATGGTATATCCTTTCTTTGGAAAGGGTGAGAGAAGAACAGTCGCAGCTAATTTGAATTGTTGGGACATAAGTGAACAGGAGCAGTAATGGCAAAAGAAACAGTAACCGAAGAAGCGGTAGAGATTCCAGAGGTCGATCCACAGGTAGCGAGAGTAGCTAACTATATGGAGAACTTGAACAAGGAAATAGATACTCTGCAACAAGAATTATTGAAGATACAGTACGCTTTGGATATTCGCATTACTGCCAAGAATGCGTATACAAATGCGATGCAACAGGAACCACAAGCGAATGGCAAAGATAAAGATGGACAAGACAGAGAAAATGGAAATAAAACTTAAAGCACATGAGGATATATGTGCAATACGTTATGACAATATAGAGAAAAGGCTTGAAGCGGGTAGTAAACGTTTTGACAAAATAGATAAATTAATAATTGGTCTATACACTATGTTTTTAGGCTTTACTGCTTATCTGGAATTTTTAAAATAACAGGAGACATGAATGCCCTTAATTCCACTACGTTTTCGTCCGGGGATTAACCGGGAGGGAACCGATTACAGTAATGAAGGAGGTTGGTACGATGCCAATCTAGTTCGTTTTCGTAAGGGCTACGCAGAAAAAATAGGCGGATGGATAAAAGAATCTGTTAATTCTTTTAAGGGGAGTTGCAGAGCTTTGCACGCTTGGGTTGATTTGCGTGGAACTAAATGGACTGCTCTCGGAACGCATTTAAAATATTACGTTATTGAAGGAGCTACCTTTCATGATATTACACCGATTCGTTCCACTACAAGTGCCGGTGATGCTACCTTTGCAGCCACCAATGGTTCTTCTACGCTCACCGTTACCGATACAGATCATGGCGCCGTACAAAATGACTTTGTTACTTTTAGCAGTGCTGCTAGCCTTGGTGGTTTAATTACAGCCACGGTCTTAAATCAAGAATACCAAATTGCTACCATTCCTAGTTCTAGTACCTATACTATTACTGCTAAAGATACGGATGGTGCCGAAGTAACCGCAAATAGCAGTGATAGTGGGAATGGAGGCGGTAGTACAGTTGCAGCGTATCAATTAAATACCGGCTTGGATGATTATGTTGAAAGTACAGGATGGGGGGCTGGATTATGGGGTGGCGGAACATGGGGATCGTTAACTACTCTCGGTTTTACTAATCAATTACGTCTATGGTCACAAGATAATTTTGGGGAAGATTTGTTAATGAATCCGCGCCAAGGGGGTATTTTTTATTGGGATGTAAGTGATAGCTATACTACCGTACAGAGGGCAGTCAATTTAACCAGTGAAACCGGAGCAAACTTGGTGCCTACTGTTGCATTACAAGTTATAACCAGTGATATTTCACGTCATTTATTGGCGTTTGGAGCAGACCCCATTTCTGATTCAGCTCGTACGGGTTCAGTTGATCCTTTATTTGTGTGCTGGTGCGATCAAGAAAATTTAGTTGAGTGGGAACCTAAGTCTACTAACACAGCAGGATCGTTTCGTCTTTCTGCTGGTTCTACTATTGTCGGAGCATTGCGTGCGCGTCAAGAAATATTAGTGTGGACCGATACTGCCATGTATCAAATTTCTTATGTAGGCACGCCTTATGTATTTGCTCCAAATCTTATCAATGAAGGCACCGGATTGATTGGTCCTAAAGCTGCTGTAAGCACACCCAAAGGAGTTTATTGGGCAGATTTAGACGGATTTTATGTATACAACGGTTCGGTTGAGGTAGTTCCGTGTTCAGTATTGTATTACGTATTCAATAATTTTAACAAAACACAATCATATAAAGTATTTGCTTTTTCTAATTCTGCTTTTGATGAAGTAGGCTGGTTTTATTGTTCCGGCAGCAGTGATGAAATAGACCGTTACGTGGTGTATAACTATGAAGAACAAACGTGGACAATTGGACAAATGGCACGCCAAGCATGGATGGATGAAGGCGTATTACGGTATCCACTGGCTACTTCCAGTTCAGGAACTATTGCTGCCAGTACGGGATATTTGTATCAACAAGAAAACGGCAATGATGCAGACGGCTCCCCGATGGATAATGTTTATATTGAGTCTAGTGATTTTGATATTGGAGAGGGAGAGGAGTTTCAATTTATTGACAAAATTATTCCGGACGTTGATTTTATTGGAACCGGAAATCAACCACAGATTAATTTTGTTTTAAAAACACGTAATTATCCCGGTGCCAGTTTGGCTACCAATTCCACTAATGATGTTACCGATTCCACCGAAAAATTAAATGTGCGTGCTAGAGGGCGTCAAGCTGCATTACGAGTACAGTCTGATGACGATGCTGCTGTAACAGTTCGTTCAGGCGTAGGATGGCGCTTAGGTGTTTCACGTCTACAGGTAAAACCAAATGGTAAGCGCTAATGGCTAAATTATTGGAAAGTCGCTTGCCTAACGCCGTAAATGGTGAAGTAGACGCTAATTTATTTAACCGGTTAGTACGTATTTTACAGTTAAACTTGGAAACTTTTGATCCGAATGCTACGCCTGTATTCACTGTTACTGTGCGCGATCAGAATCAATTTAATGCCGGTGATATAATTTGGAACCCTTCCGAGAATGCTTTAGAAGTTTTTAACGGTAAAAAATGGGTTAATATAACCAGTTCTGATGCAACCGGTGTAGAAGCTACCGGTGCTTTAGGCAAATTAAGTATAGCAAACAATGGAACGATTAGTATAACGCTATGATAGGTACTTCAATGATGGGCGATTTAGGCGGCGGCTTCGGTGGCTTGGACCTTGATCCGAGTGGCGGTTCTGAAGTTCGTACTGATGAGCAAGGAAATCAATATATTTATGATCCTTACGCATCTCAAAGTATTGATAAAACGAAAAGAACATTTACTCCCGTAACTGCCGGAATGAGCCGGTGGGATGTCCCCGAAGGCTTAACAGTTAATCCTCAAAGTAGAAGACAGTTTCTGGCTAATGCAACTGGTTCTATAACGGAAGCTCCCGTAACCGCAGGAGTGAGTGGAGATAATTTAGGAGAATTTCTTTTGCCACAGCCGGCAGCAGAAAGACCTTCTTTTCGTGAAAGACGAGAGCAACGTAAAGCTTTTCGCCGAGGTGCACAAAGAGGTCGTCCTTTTATGGATTGGTTAATCGGCGGAGATTGGCGTAATAAAGCTGACCGTCGTGGTTTTTTAAAGAATGCTGCTATGAATATAGCTGGAATTATGAATCCGGCATTACGTATGCCTATTATGGGATACCGAATGTATGAAGGTATGAAAGACTTAAATCCTGCTGATAGAAGAGAGTTTTTTGCTAAAAATTTAATGAGTGGAGTATTAGGGCGTAGATTTGGTCCCGGAGCTAGTGCCTTGGGAGGCATTATGGCTTTAAGACAAGGCGCTCCTGCTCGATCTATATTTACTAATATGTTAGTAGGCAATGCACCGCGCGGTTATCGTGATATAGCGGGGGGCATCGCGAGCATGATGAATGATACCAAGGGTAAAAGAACTTGGGGGCAGACAGCTCGTAATATTGGAATGGGCAGAACCTACGGGTATCTTACGCAACAATTTGGTAATCAATTATACAAAGGAGGAGTTGATCCACAGTATATTCCAATGATGGCTTCTAGGATGGCTAAAAGAGCTACACAGGGAATGGGCAATCTTATTCCGGGAGGACCCTGATGTATATAACAACAGGACAAAAAGCGTGAAACGCGATAAACTTAATAAAAGAGGATAGATATGGCTGAAGATTATAGTTGGAGTTGGGATGCACCTGATTATGGGTACGATTGGCTGACTCCAGAAGAAGAAACACCAGCTTTCGATTTTGGTGCGGATGTCGATTGGGGGAATGATAATTATGACATCAACATGGACTGGATGAATGACGATTGGAGTCAACCTGTCTCTGATCCTTGGCAAATTCCTGAATATACATCGTTTACTGATGATGACTGGTTAAAGTGGGAACCTACAGACTTTACTCAATACGGTGGCATAGATTCGTTGTATACACCTGATGAATGGGGAAAGACTGGAATCAACATGGATTGGCAAGATCAAGACTGGGATTATGGGTATACAGCCCCCGAAAATATTTTTTCTGAAGATTGGGGACAGGATTATTTTGGTACCCCTACCGTTTCACCGGACAATGAGTTTTTGAATGATATTGTGGCTGGAACTTATGGTTTGAGAGAGCTACATCCTGATGTACAAAGCATATTCAAAGATATGGGCATAGGAAGTATGGAAGAATTTAATCAAGAATTTCCCGTTACAGACGTTGATCCTTGGGAAAACGTTAGAGACGCAAGTGGTTATTTAGACCCTAGTAAGTTTACGGGACCCCCACAAGGTCGTTTTCCCGGATTAAGAAATTTCTTTATGCAACCAAGAACACCGGGTGGCACACCGCGCCTCAGTAGTCCATTCATGGGCGGAGCAAGTTTTACACCACCTTTTTTTAAGCGAATTGGTGATGCACTGGGACTCGGAGGAGGCTCTGGGTTAGAAGATTTTTGGAAAGAAGGCTATGGAAAAGGGGGACAAGGTGGATTGATGAATCTTATTCCCGGTCTCGGCGGCGGCATGGGGGGC